CCTCTAACAAGTGCTGGTATTACTGTTACGCTTAGTGGCAATCTTAATGCTGACAGGTTTAATTTCTGGTATTATAAAACAACATTTGCAGGTGCTAAAGATTTAACTGGAAATTATCTTATGATGTGGGGAGGACAGACTGGTCGATGTGAAGCAAGTTTAGTAAGTGGTAGAACAATGACTATCAATACTGATATTGAATGTTTTGGTACTGCTACATTTCATCCTAAAATTAGTGCTGTAACTCCGGGTAGTAAAGCAAAACTAACCTTTAATGGTGGCAATAATCAAAAGGTTATATACTGCGATGCTACAGATATTGATAGTAGTTTGGGGAATAAGATATGGTATCTTGGTGGTACAATAAGTAATAGTGATAATTGGGGGCAAAGTTTTAGTAGTATTGCTCCTGTGGCGATTGGAAACATAGGTTAAAGTAACTTTTAAATAAATAAAAATTAACAATTAAAACACAGATTATGAAAACAAACACATTTCTAAAAGGATTGATTATCACTATTGCAGCTCTTATCGGAGTTCAATTACAGACAGGTTTTCCGACTACTAATATTCAATGGATCATCTTTGGATTTACAATTCTTGGAACTATCTTAACCTATGCCGGTCAGCATGCCTGGTTCCCTTCTAATTCAAGCGCAGGTACTATCCATTGGCTTGACCTTATTTATGGTGCTTTTGTGGCTTTAGGTGCAGGGGTTTCCGATCTTCTTACTACTTTAGCAACTGCAACTGTTATAGATTGGACTGCTATTGGAAAGCTATTTTTATCCGTTCTGATTGGATATATTGTCAAGACATTTGCAACCAATACAGATGGTCAATTGATGCTACCGGATAAATAGAAAAACAAATGCCAACAGAAGATAATGCACGTATCCGCTGGGAGCAGAAGGTAAATGATGCCTTAGAGCAACTTTCAAAGAATGTTTGTGATATTAAGAAAGATATGGCAGCATCAAGAAAGGAAACTATTGCGATCCTTGAAACAGTTACCCGAAAAAATACTAAAAGAAATAATTGGATACTTGCTTCTTTTCTGTCTGCTATCATTGTCATGTTTGTTGCTATAATTAGTTATGTAAACACAGAACGATCAAATGTTGCATCACATGAACAATTACAGGCTCAAATAGATAAAAAAGCAGCACGGAGCAAACTCAATTTTGCAGCCAGTTGGCAGTTGGCCTGCGATAGTAATAAACAAAGGGCAAGCGCATATTATCAAATTATAATTGAACCTTCAGATATAACAAGGGGGGCAAAAGGAAACTAATCATGAATTTTGATTTATTAAAAAACATCATTCCGGATTCAGTATTAGCTCAATTACCTGATACTTGTCAAAAGTTTGAAATAAATTCAGGCTTACGATTAGCTCATTTCCTTTCTCAATGTTCACATGAAAGCAATAATTTTAAATCAGTAGTTGAAAATCTTAATTATTCTGCAACTGCCTTAAATGCTATTTTTGGCAGGTATTTTCCTGATAACCTATCGTTGAAATATGCAAGGCAACCTGAAATGATCGGAAACAGGGTTTATGCCAACAGAATGGGCAATGGAGATGAGGTTTCTGGTGATGGCTTTCGTTTTCGTGGCCGTGGTTATATTCAATTAACAGGTAAAAACAATTATACAGGATTTGCTAATTATATCATTGATCCTGAAATTAAAACTAATCCTGATTTAGTTGCTACTAAATATCCGTTAAGTTCAGCAGCATTCTTTTTTTGGAAAAACAGCCTTTGGCAGATTTGTGATCAGGGATTCGATAATGAAACGATAACCAAGTTAACAAAGGCAATTAACGGCGGTTTTAACGGATTAAGTCAAAGAATTGATTTATTCCATAAATTCTACAATATATTACAAAACCTATGAAAAAATACGGAAAATTACCTGTAAGACACGATGAACGATCATTGATGTTTTCAACTTATTCAGCAGGATTACCAACTCCCCCTGTTTCAACTAATCATTTGCAAACAGTTTTTAACAATTTGAAAACAAATAATATTGCAAAACTATTCCCTATGTTAGGAAATGATCAATATGGAGATTGTACCATTGCGGGACTGGCACATCTGATAACTCTCTATAATGGTCTTATTGGAGTTAAAAAAATACCTTCAAAATCAAGTGTTTTGACATTATATAAAAAATTAACCGGTGGACCTGATACAGGATTAAATGAATTAGATGTTTTGAATTATATCTGTAAAAATTCATTTGATGGTGAAAAAACTCCTAATTATGTAACTATAAAAGATCATACAAACCATCTTGAAGTTAAGCAAGCTATTTCATTAGTTGGTGGCATTTATATCGGTATGAATGTTCAGGAAAATGCAGAAACCGATTTTGATGCACATAAGACGTGGACACCCGGAAAGCTAACCGGAGATGATCATTGTGTTGTTATTGTCGATTATGATGATACAACGCTTACAATTTTAACTTGGGGTGGCTTAATCTTGGGAACCTGGGATTGGTTTGATTGCACATGTGATGAAATACATCCTATTTTACCATTGGAAGCTAAAAACATTAAGTTTAATCCTCAATTCCCTTATGATCAATTAGTAAAAGATTTATCATTGATTAAATAAACTTTATTATGAATAGATTTAATGCTTATACTATTATTGCAGTTCTTATTTTGCTTGTAATTTTAATTTTCTCAATCCGGTCCTGCTCAAAAAACAAAAATCATGCAGGGGAGTTAAGCTATGAAAAATCTCAGCTTGTAATTGATACCGGAGTTTACAGGGATAACCTGGGTAAAGTTCACAGGGTTGTAAATAAAATTACAATTCAACGAAACACCTTACTAAGTAGTAACACAGAGTTATTGAGCAAAAATAAACTGCTTTTTGACATGGCGGAATATTATAAAAGGTTATCAAAGAACAAAAATACAGGCACACTGATAGGAATAACAACCCAAACATCAAATACAGTTCCAATACCGGCACTTATAAAGATAAATGATTCTTGTTTTTCAGGTCATCTGGACGATGGTTATTTGATTGGTGATTATATGCAGTGTACAAATACTCGTTATCTGGAATATAACATCTTTGATACTTTGGTGGGCTCAATCAATAACCGGATCAAAGAGCCTGTCTTCACATTTCATCCCTTTCATATCAAGCTATTCAATAGAACAGTGATTTACAAAGCTGATTTCACTCTTAAGAATCCGAGATCGAAGATAAATTCGATTATTATAACGGATATTGTAAAATAATACTATCTTTGTGTTGTTATTTGAGTTTTTCTCTGGACGTGGGTTCGATTCCCACCATCTCCACAAGTATTGCCTACTTGGTTAACCAGTTACCTTAATACTGTAAGGCTTTGTCTGTTGAGCCCGAAATCAACAGTCTTTTTGGGGATGATTGGAATAGACAGGATAAGCGTTGATGATAACAAAGAATTGACACAGAATACAAAATGGCTGCTTAGTCAGTCATGAAACCCTCGATATAAGATATTGGGGGTTTTGCTTTTTAAGCTATTTTAAGCGTTTCTAAGCGTAGATAATTTCTGTCTATGTAAGTACTCAGTTCATAACTCAATCATTTAACCTTCATAACAGGGGTTTGTAAATTGATCTGTTTTCACTCCAAATAATATTCCCATTTTCAGGACAAAAATATTCCTGAATAAAAATAATTTGAAAATAAATTTGTTTTTAACTACAAATGTAGTATATTTGCCAGTACCAAACTATTACAATTTCATGCGAAATCAAATCATTTTTCAAAAACATAGCACTCCCCGAAGCGAAATTCATTTCTCTGCATGGATTAGTTTGGTAACTTTTATCGTTAGGGGAGTGTTTTATTATACTTATTATGAAAGCTACAATCAATGAACAGTTTTTTAAATCAAAGGTCAAAACCTGCAAGGAAGCAGGATTAACACATTATCGCATTATCGAGAATGGCCCTGAATGGGATGAAGCAATAGAATCCGGTTTTATGGATTGGATGTTGAAAAACTACGAACATGAAACCCATCATTGTGGAACTGTATTTGTTTTTGACCTTTTAAATCCCATAAAGTTATGAATTTAATGTTAGAAATTATAGAAAAACAACAAAATAATCAAATTGATGTTTTGCAAAAGCAATTCCCTGATATCAAAAAATGTGATATTGAATTTATATTTTTAACAGGGCGTTATTTTCAAAGTTTTACAGATTTAATAAAAATCTATGAAAAGTATCACTAATCAATAAACCTTAAACAAAATGGAACAAAACTTAATTAAAATCGATCCGAAGGAATTTGGATTGGACGAAAATCAGGCTCAGGAAATTGAGCAACATTTCACCCCTGTAATTTCAGAACGTGAAAACCTTGCAATTATTTACAATGAACTTGTAAGCAAGGAAATGTCAAAAGAGCTGATTTTACAGGCTCATGATTTAAGAATGAAACTTGTAAAAGTAAGGACCAATACTGACAAAATCCATCAGGCACAAAAAGCCTTTTTTCTGGCTGGTGGCCGTTATGTAGATGCCTGGAAAAACAAAACAAAAATCGTTCTTGAATTGATGGAAGAAAAGCTATCAGGTATTGAAAATTATTTCATTAACATCGAAAAAGAAAAGCTCGAAAAACTCAAACAGGAAAGAATTAAAATACTTTCTGAATACATCGACACACCTGAAAGTTATCCAGTTGCCCAAATGTCAGAAGAAGCATTTAACAACCTGATTGAAGGTCAGAAGTTGATTAAAAAGCAAAGGATTGAAGAAGCTAAAAAGGCTGAAAAGGAACGAATTGAAAAAGAATTGAGAGATGCAAAGGAACGTGAAAGGATCCGTCTTGAAAATGAGCAACTGAGAAAGGAAAATGAATTGAAAGAACAACAGTTGCAAAAGGAACGAGATGAAACAGCAAGGTTGTTAAAAGAAGCACATGAAAAAGCCCATACTGAAAGTCTTAAATTAGCCTTAGAACAAGTCGAAAAGGATCGAATTGCACAAATCGAAAGGGATAAAATTCAGGCTGAAAACGACAGGATTCAAAAGGAGTTGAAGGACAAGAAAGATGCTGAAATTGCAGAACAAAACAGGCTTGCTGAAATTGAAAGGCAGAAACAGATCGAACTTGAAAAGGCTTTAAAAGCTCCTGATAAAACCAAATTAACTGCATGGATTGATAATTTAATACTTCCTGAATTATCATTATCAAGTCCACAATCATTCGAAATAGCTCAAAACATTGATGCAAAATTCGAATCATTCAAGAAATGGGCAAAAGAACAAATTGAAACAATTTAATTCACTCTAACTACTATTTAGAAATAATTGAAAAATAATTCATTATAGATAGTAATAATTGAAAATAATATACTACATTTGTAATCATTTTAAAAGCTACAACAATGAAAAAACCACCATTTCAAGATTGCGTTAATTGTAAAAAATATATTGATTGTCTGGATGCTGACACCGTTCATAGTTCTGGTTGTGATGAGTTTGAACCGGAACAAAGCGATGATTATTTAACCGAATTTCGGGAAATGCCTGATAGGTGGCACGAAATGCAGGAAAATGGAAATTTAATTTAATTATTTAACCATATTTCAATAAAATTACCTATATTTGTATTGTCTAAGTGTCTAAATCTATGATTCAAAACATTAAATTTAACGCCCCCAAATGCAGCAACCCACTAATCATGGATTGTAAGACCTTAGACAAGTTGCATGAGGGGGTTTTATTATTTAATAGTATGAAAGTTATTTTAGATTTAGGCTACTACCTTAAATCAGGAACTGTTTACAAAGACCATTACAAATTATATGAATGCCCTTTTTGTAGTAACCCATTTATAACTTCAGCGAATCGAATAAATTCAGGCAATACCAAATCTTGTGGATGCAACAAATCTAATGCAATAAGAAAGGCACAAATTAAGCATGGAATGGCTAGTGCTAGGATAAATAAGATATTTAGAGGAATGAAAGATCGCTGTTTTAATTCAAATAGCCCAAATTTTAAAGATTACGGAGGTCGCGGAATTACTATATGTAATGAATGGTTAAATGATTTTATGGCTTTTTATAATTGGGCTACAAATAATGGATATGATGAAAAATTAACCATTGACAGAATCAATAACGATGGTAATTATGAACCTAATAATTGTAAGTGGGCCACTAAATTAGAACAATGCAATAATCAAAGGTTAATTAAGTCTACTAATACATCTGGATTTGCTGGCGTTTGTTTTTGTAAAGAACATAATAAATTTAGAGCTTCATTAGTATATGATAAAAAACGATATTCAATAGGATATTTTATCACTCCACAAGAAGCTGCAATTGCAAGAAATATTTTTATAATTAAAAATAAATTTCCACATAAATTAAATGAAATAACATGAATGAGAAAATCAAAATTAGATGTTCTGCTATTGGCAAAATCATGACAGAACCCAGACTAAAATCCGACAAAGAATCTGGATTACTTGGAGAAACTGCAAAAACGTTTATCCGTGAAATATGGCTTAATAATAACTTTGGATATCGAGACGAGGTTGTTACTGATCCAATGCTAAAAGGGCATATTTGCGAGCAGGATTCTATGGCATTAGTTCAAAAAGTGTTGGGCGGACAGTTTAGGGTAAAATCTGACATAAATCTGGAAAATGAATATATTACGGGTCATTGTGATATTGATCAGGATAAGGAAGATTGCGTTGAGGACATTAAAACGAGCTGGGATATTCGTACATTTTACGAATCTGAAATGACAAAAGACAATGAATTCCAGCTAAGGGGATATTGCGGTATTCTTAAAAGGTCAAAAGGTCGCATTATTTACTGTCTCGTAGACTCCCCGACAGAAATAATTGTCGAACTTCAAAAAAGGGTATGGTTTAAATTTGGATGTGATGATCAGAATCCCGATTATCAAAGAATCTCACAACAAATAAAACTCAATCATACACCCTCTTTAATTCCTTTGGATATTCTTCCACTTGCAAAACGTATCAAAGTCTTTGAACTGACCAGGGATATTGAAATCGAAAATAAGATTTATGGTCAGGTTGAGAAAGCTCGTATTTATTATGAATCATTAACAATTTAATTCACTTCAAAAATAAATAAAATGGAAAACGAAAAAAAAGAAACCGGAATAATGATATTGTCCGAGAAAGTTTCACAAGTAGCAGTAAAATTAAATAATTCTGTTATGTCAGTAATTGGACATGATAAGGTTGTTGGATTTGAAAAGGCTTATCTGGTATCAAATGCCATAGCTGAAATAAAGCAACTTCTTACACCTGAATACATGAAGCCAATAATGGAATTACAGGGAAATAAATTAGGCTTTAAATCTGATAAGGTTTATGACGAACCGACTGTCAAGAATTGCCTGATTGAAGCTGTATTATTTGGCTTACAACCAACCGGAAATCAGTTTAACATCATTGCTGGGAATATGTATGCAACGAAAGAGGGTTGTGGATATTTACTTTCAAAAATCCCAGGGCTTCAATATGATATTATTCCTGAATTGCCACGAATTAAAGAAGGTTCCGGGGCTGTTGTGATGTCAATTGAATGGTCCATTAACGGGGTTACAAAGAGTAAAAAGATTGACATTCCCGTTAAGGTTAATAATTATATGGGAACTGATGCTGTATTAGGTAAGGCAACACGTAAGGCACGTAAATGGCTTTATGATACTATAACCGGAAATGAACTACCTGAAGGCGATGTTTTAGATGTTGACAGGGGGAATAGCAAAACTCTTGATTTGAATGCAATAAATGAAATGAAAGAACGTGAAAGAATCTCAGATGCAATCCTGACAGCAACAACCTCAATCGAGCTGGAAGCGATCAGAGAATTTGCTTATAAAGCCGGCTTAGATTCTGAATTTGAATCCAAAGAAAAGGAACTGAGCAAGTAAAATAACCTCCATCCAAAGGCAATACATAGAATATCGTAATGATCTTAAAGAAAGTTACGGTATTCATGAACTGCCGAAAGAGATAGAGGGAAAGGAATTTAAACGAATTTGGAATGAAATTGAATCTGAAAAATGAGTAGATTAGACAAAGACCGACAAACGAAGTTAGAACCCGAAAGGATGCAATTTGCTATTGAAGAAATAGAATCTTTAGGTTATGAAATTCTATACAAGGACAATACTAAAATTCAGTTCTTTTTCAAACATTCCGTAATTACATTCTTCCCTTATTCTGGGTGGGCTTCTGGTAAAAACATCAAAGATGGTCGGGGTATTGGAAATCTTTTAATACAAATCAATAAAAAAGCTGCAAAATGAAAGAACCTGAAATATGCCCTTGTTGTGGTGCAAAGTTAAAGAAGCATCCTCACAGACTTTCAAAAGGGCTTTGCAATTCAGTGATTAAATTCAAAGCTGCAGTAATTGAAAAGCGGTCAAATTGTATTCATTTGCAATCAGAGGTTAAATTTTCAAAGAATGAGTATAACAATTTTCAAGCTCTTCGTTATTTCGGATTGGTTGCTAAATACATTGATCCTGAAAATAAAGTCCGAAAAGAGGGTTATTGGTTAATCACGCATCGTGGGGCATTATTTACAAGAAATCAAATATCAATACCTGAACGAGTTATTACCTTTCGCAATAAGATAGATTCCAGATCGGAAACGCTGATTAAAATATCCGATATTCTCAATGACGAAACTGCTCCGTACTGGGATAAACTGGAAGATTTCAACATTCCTTTTGATGAAGATTTCGAACAAATGTCAATGTTTTAAAACAATAAATAAAAACAAAATTATGTCAAACTTAATTACAAAAACTATTGCAGAACAAGTTGCTGAAAAATTAGTATTAAAAGTTACTGAGAAAATAAAAGCAACCGAAATTGAATTCGCTGATTGTGCTGCTGAAATACATTTTTCACACATACCAGAAAATGACCTAAATCATATTCAAAAGATAGACAAAAACTATCTTAATAATCAAATATACTTAAGATTTAAACAGGGCGAATATTATCAAGACATAAGAATGCCAAAAAGTATTGTATGTAATGGTTCGATTCATTATGTAGTAATATCAGAAAGCGAAATGGAAGGATTAAAGAAGTATGAAAGCGAAATTTCAAAATTGAACCACAAAAAGAATGTATTAAGAGTTCAAATTGTAGCTCAATTATTAAAACTGCGATCATATACCAAAATAGAAAAGGATTTTCCAGAAGCATTTGTATTATTACCAGATAGAGAATCGGTTAATTTACCGGCTATTGATATTAAGAATATTTTAATGCAGATTGAAAACATCTAATGGAAACCTGCTCAACTTGTGCTAATTATTTCAAAACAAATATCGATTCCGGTAAATGCCAGATCAACATACTGAAGGTTTGGGATGTTCAAAGCCGTGTCTCAGTATCAATTTTAATGCCTGTTAAAAGTTATTATTTATGTGTGAAATGGATAAGAAAATAAAGCCATGAAAGAAAAATATTTATTATTTCATCTATTTTGATTTAAAATACCTATATTTGTATTGTCTAGAAATGCAAGTTATGATTAATCAAATTAAATTTAACACCCCCGAATGCAACAACCCACTAATCATGGCTTGTAAAACTCTAGACAAGTTGCATGAGGGGGTTTTATTTTTTAATAAGATGAAAATGATTCAGGATTTGGGGATGCAGTTTGCAAACGAACAAAGCAAACAAAAACAACATTATGCAATATATGAATGCCCATTTTGCGGTAAACATTTTAAATGCTTAATTAACAATATAAAAAGAGGTTTAGTAAAATCTTGTGGCTGTAATAGATTTATAGCAATTGCTAAAAGCAGAACAAAACATAATTTGTGTAAAACAACTATTTATTATAGCTGGACAAATATGAAATCAAGATGCTATAATGTAGCTGGGAAAAGTTATAAAGATTATGGTGAGCGTGGGATAACGGTATGCGATGAATGGAAGAACAGTTTTATTAATTTTTATAATTGGTCTATAAAAAATGGTTATAGAGAAGGATTAACAATTGATAGAGAAAATAATGATAAGGGATATACTCCAGAAAATTGCAGATGGGTTACAATAATTATTCAAGCAAACAACAAAAGAGTGATCCAATCTAATAATACTTCTGGTTTTAGAGGTGTGCGTTTCTATAAACGAGATAATAATTTCAGAGCTTTATTATATAGTAATAATAAACAAATTCTTATTGGCACATTTTCAACTGCTATCAATGCTGCGATTGCACGAAATGAGTATATAATTAAAAATAAATTACCTCATCCATTAAATATAATTCCAACTATATGACTATCAAAAAAGATCAAATCTACAATGCCATAACCGGCCAGTGTATCAATGATTTGGCTGCTAACGAAGCTACCGAAGCAATATGGGAACTATTACATCCCAGGGCAAAGAAATCCGAAAAGATCGGGAAAATTCCATTATCTGAAATACCGATCAATACTAATTTCAGAATGATCCAGTTTGGCAAGGAATTTATTAAAATGTCTGAATCTACTTTTAAATGCTTTGTTAGCACAGGAAAGCGAAACCGCTGGCTTAGTGTTAATCATTTGGTTTACCCTGTAAAATAACAAAATTATGGATTTAGAAATATATACTAAGGCAATCAGAGTATTAACATCTGATAAATTTCATAAAGATGCTTATCAAGATTCTAAGATTTGGAGAGGTTCATTTTTAGAATCTCTTTGGAGAAAAAAATTATTTGATAAAAAAATACATCCAAAAAAAGCAGCTCAAATCTTAGAACGGGCTTATTATCGTTACAGTTTTTGGACTACTTCTGAGGATTATATTGATAGGACAAACACTTATAAACAATTGTAACATTATGAAAACAATCCTACATCTCATCATCGGATTTGGAGCAGGAATGATGTTTTTTGGCTTTGTTCTAATGGCTTCAAATAAACATCAGGATCAAAAAGAAAAGTATCAGGTATTACAAACCTTCCAAGTATCAAGAATTGATACAGCCGATCATAAAAGGGTTATTTCTGCAATAAACAAAAATGGATGGTACCTTTATATTCAGGATGATTCGACTGATTTTATCATCAATTATTCAGAATTATTTATCGTTACAAAAAAATAAAAAACCAACATTATGAAAACCTTTTATCTAATTTTAATGACTATCTTAATTGTAATTGCTATCTTATTTGTAGCAGGTGGTTTAGCTGAAGCAAACGGAGCACCTCAGGAAGCTGCAACCGCTGGAATCGGGTGTTTTATTGCAATCCTTGCAAGAATAGCACAGGCAGCAGCTCACAATAGAAAATAGTCTATCGGAAAATAAATTTTGTGTTTTTGGTACAAATGGGAATTTTTTAGCTATATTTGTATCAGCTTAAATTCATTATTATGATCAATTTGATTTTAATCTCTGTAAGGTCAATTCCTCGAAGCTTGCTTCGTTTCCGATTGGCTTGTGCGGAGGGTTTTCGATACCTCGTAGCTGTGCTGCGAGGTTGTTCATTATTTTCCTCTAATAGCCTCAAAGGATTGTTATTCCCTCCTATTCGTAGTAGTGAATTTAAGCCACAATTTGGAGAGGCTATTTATATTTTATAATCATGAGTAAAGACTTTCCCTTCTTAAGATTTTATCCAGATGAATGGTTACAAGGAGATATTACTCTCCAATCTGATACAGCTCAAGCACTATTTGTTAAAATTTTTTGTTGGTATTGGAAAAAAGATTGCAACTTTTCTTTAGAAGAATTAGAAAAAAGGCTAATCAATAACAAAGCAAGGCTTAAGCAAGGCTTAACCGACCTTATAAATGCAAACATTATTAAAATACATGATAATCAATTCATTAGTATAAATTTTTGTAATGAACAATATGAGCAATTAAGTGATATAAAACAAAAATTATCTGAGGCTGGTCGTAAGGGTGGCTTAAAGCCTCGCTTAAGCTATAAAGATAAAGATAAAGATAAAGATAAAGATAAAGATAAAGATAAAGATAAAGATAAAGATGGAGATGGAGATATTACAATACCCTCAATAAATTTACCTGAAT